GCATTTCTTGCACTGCTGTGCGGCCAGATCCGGCGGCCAATTCAACTTCCTTGTAGAGCGGCAATTCCACCTCATCATCGTCTAGCGGCGTGCTGTCATCCCAGGGCGACAGGTCGCCGATCATGACGGCCTCGGGCTCATCCTTCCTGTCGGGAAGCGCTGTGCGAGCCATCTCTTTGATTTCATCAGCCAAGCGACGGCTATATCGCTCAACAGGTATGCCGAGGGCTGCGGTGATTTTCGCGGCCAAGTCCTTGGTGAGCGCACGCTTGCCGTTCAGATGCCCATTCAGATTCCCCTGGGCCATCCCAATTTCTGCGGCTAGGCGCTCCTGCGTAAATCTCTTCTCCCTCGGCTGGGCGGCGTTGTACTCGGCAATAGCTGCCTTGAGCTCGGCGCACTCGGCTCTTTCCCAGTCAAGCAGTTCACGGCGGTCAGTAGTCATTCGGCGATTTTATTCCCAAGGGAAATATTCATCTATTTCCATTGGGCTTGATAAAAAATATCCAGTGGATATAAACTGATGCGAAACAACCATGGAGAGAGATTCCATGCGACGCATCACCCTTAGCGAATTCGCTGTCGAGCACGGCCAAACCAAGGCTGCAAAGCTGCTCGGCCTCACTCAGGGCGCCTTGAACAAGGCGCTCAACGTCGGCCGTGACATCTACGTCACCGAGCACGACGACGGCTCCTTTTCTGCGGAAGAGATCAGGCCGTTTCCCTCCCAAGCCAAAACCCAAGCCGCATAGGAGACCTCCATGGATACCCAGGAACTCAAGGTCCAGGTCTTGGCTGACCTCAGTGACTTCGAACAGAAGATCAGCCGAGTCCTGAAGCGCCTACCGCTTGAGCTTCGCGATGAGTTCCTGAGCAGCCTTCAGCGTTTTCTCTTTGATAGCCGCCTGTGCCTCATCCGAATCGATGAACCCCTGGACGAGGGCGTCACGGGTGAAGGCGGCATTGCATCCGGCGCAGGTGAAAAGCTCGTTTTCCGAGTCAGCTTCACCGGACTTGACGATCTGTGTGCTTCCGCACTGCGGGCAACTGATGGTGAGGGTGCCTAACGGAGTTATGGACATCGGAACCTCCTGGTTCGCTGTGTTGGGTGAGAGCTTCCAGCCTACCAGTGAGGTTCCGACCTTTACATAGAAACCAATCGCATAGGAGACCTGTGCATGTACGACAACCCCAGCCACCTGAAGGACCGGGAGATCAAGCTGCGCGTCGACGAGACCACGTATGAGCTCATCGGCGCACTGGCTCGGTTCCATCGCACCCAGAAAGCAGTGCTCGTCCGCGACCTGGTGGAAGCCGCCCTGGAACGCCTGGCAGAGAACGATAGCGAACAACAGACCGTGGCCTGAAGGCCCTGAGAGGGGCCTATGGCACACATCAGCACGACGATCAGCCCAAAGGCCTACGAGGGCCTGGTGAGGCTGGCGAAAGAGAAAGGGCTAACCCCTGAAGAGGCCCTGGCGGAATTCCTGGAGCAGCAGCTCGCGAGGAAGACCAAGCCGAACAACACCAGGGGAACCGTCCAGCCATTTCGGCGCAGGGACTGAAGAGGGACTCATGAGAGCACGCCAACGCCTCACCGCTGAAGACTACGCCGCCATGGCGGTCGCTGCTGAAGAGCTGGCGGAACGGAGCGTTGGCGTTCGGAAGGAAATGAACAAGGCCCTGAGCGAGCGCTACAGGGCCTTGTCGGTGCGTGGCTCGGTGGTAGCCGAGAAACGCGTGGAAATGCAACTGACACAGGAAGCATAACCCATGAATTACGGGTTCATCTACTGCCTGTCCAATCCCTCGATGCCTGGCATCTACAAGGTTGGAAAGACTGATCGTGCACCATCACAGCGGTGCTTCGAGCTCTCCAATTCAACATCGGTCCCCGAGCCTTTCGACATTCTGTTCTACGTCGAAGTGGATAGCGCCCTCCAGACGGAACGCGCTCTGCATCGTGAGCTTGATGCAGTTCGGGTATCTCCGAATCGTGAGTTTTTCCACTGCAACCCGCTGGTTATCTACAACTGGCTGCTCAGCAACTGCGATATCGAAACTGAATGGCTGGATGGCGATATGCAATACGAGCTGATCAAGGAGCGGGAGGCTAAGGCTGCCACCGCGACTTCCCAGTTGGCTCCAGCTGAAACTGGGGAGGACTGGTAATGGCACGAGCTCGCAATATCAAGCCGGGAATCATGGCCAACGAAGACCTAGCAGAGCTAGATCCTCTCACTCGCCTGCTGTTCATCTACCTCTGGATGCTGGCCGACCGGGAGGGGCGTCTTGAGGATCGCCCGAAGCGGATCAAGGCCGAGGCGCTTCCCTACGACAACGTAGACGCTGACCTGATGCTGGATAACCTCGCCAAGGCCGGGTTCATTCATCGTTATGAGATTGCCGGGGCCAAGCTCATTCAGGTGCTGAACTTCGCCAAGCATCAGACTCCACACGTCCGCGAGCAGGCAAGCTCTCTTCCTGGCAATGCCTCTGAGCAGCCAAAGAAAGAACAAGGCACAACCAAGGCAGTGCCAGAGCACAACCAAGGCAGTGCCGAGCAATCGCCAGGATCGCCTGATTCTCTGATTCCGGATTCTCTGATTCCAGAGGAAGAGCATGTCGACGCTCCCGCCTCGACCCCAGTCGACCCAAAGCAAGCAGCAGAGCAAGAGCCGGACTCCGGCCAGACCGCCCAGCTGTTCCAGCTTGATCGCATCCCCTACGAGAAAATTCGCGACCTGTACAACCAGATCCTTGGTGGGAAGCTCAAGCGCTGCATGGGCGTCACCGAGGCACACCGCAAGCACATCCGCGCTGCGTACAACCTGAAGCTCGACGGAGGATTCCCAGTCCGCGATGGCGGCCTGTCGTTTTGGGAAGGGCTGTTCAACGACGTCCTGGATTGCCCATTCATGCTGGGCAACAACAACCGCGGGTGGCGCGCTGACTTCGAATTCCTGACCACCGCGAGCAAGATCCAGCGCTTCATGGAGGGCAAGTACGATGCTGCATGAACGCCCCCTGATCGCCATGGAAGCCGAGCACGGCGTTCTCGGTGCTCTGATGAAGCGCCCCGATCTCTGCGAAATCGTCGGTGCCTTCCTGTCGCCGGCCGACTTCAGCGAAGCTGACAACGCCCTGCTGTACACGATGATCCTCGGCTGCCACTCCAAGAAGGTTGTCCCTGATCCGCTGTCCCTGGCTGAAGTCCGTGCAGAGCTGCCCAGTGGCGAATACACGATGGTCTACGCCACCGAGATATGGCAGAACGTCGCCAGCGCCGCCAACGCCGAGAGTTATGCACGCGTCGTGGTCGAGCGCTCCAGGGCGCGGAACCTCTATGCCGCCGGAGAGCGCCTGATGGAAATCGCCATGCAGCGCGGCAAGATTCCGGAGCAGATCGCCGAGGCACAGAGCATCGTTCTTGATCTCAACGCCCAGGACGAAACGCCTGACGTTGTGACGCTGCGCGAGGCCATGCTGCCCGTCTTCGACGAGATGGAAACCCGCTGGAGAGGAACTCAGTCGGTTGGTCTGAAGTTCAACCTGCCCGACCTGGATGCGGTTGTTCAAGGCCTACGCCCGGGGAACCTGGCGATCATCGCCGGTCGTCCTGGAACCGGTAAGACCGTTCTCGGAGTTGGGCTGGCCGATGAGATTGCCGTTCGGAACCAGGGAGCAGCACTGATCTTCTCGCTGGAGATGTCGCAGGCCGAATTGGCAAAACGTTCGCTTGCTGCTCTGTCCGGCGTCTCCCAGGCAGCCATTGATTCCGGCAAGGCCCTGGAATGCGAAGACTCCATCACCCGTATGACGGCTGCCGTGAACCAGGTCGCCAATGGGGACGTCCGCATTTGCGACAAGGGTGCCCTGACGTTCAGCCGCATCTGCTCCATTGCACGTTTCCAGCACCGCGCCAAGCCGCTCAGCCTGATTGTGATCGACTACTTGGGCCTGATCGCTCCGGAGCCGAATAGTCGGCACCAGAACCGCAACCAAGAGCTTGGCGCGATCAGCCGCGGACTGAAGGCGCTGGCCAAAGAACTTGGAATCCCTGTCGTGGCGCTGGCCCAGCTAAACCGGAGCATCGAAACCCGCGCCGACGCCAAGCCTAAGATGAGCGACCTACGTGACTCCGGCGAGATCGAGCAGGACGCCGACGTAATCATCATGGCGCACCGCGACATGAACTCTCCGCAGGGCCAGAACGGAATCACCGAACTCGACGTCGTGAAGTGCCGCCACGCGAAACCAGGCTTCTGCCTTCTGCAGTTCCAGGGTGAGTTCGCCAGGTTCGTTAGCTGCGCTCAGGCGCGAGAAGAACAGCAGGAGCAGCAGGTACGTCCGCAACGGAAGTCCGCCCGCTCCATGGTCGCCGACTTCAAGCCGCGAGGTGCCCAGCAATGAAACGCTCCTGGAACGTCCTCATCCCTGGCCGCGCGCCCTTCGTGATGATCCTGATGGAAGACTGCGACCCGCTCGCAGTGGTTCGTTCTATTTGGCCGGAGGCGAGCGTGCAATGACTGACAAAATCGCTGTGAACAGCGCAGCCCGCCTTTCCGAGGCCATCACCAGGCTGACCAG